GTCGCAAGAAAAAACTAATGGTTGGCGACCCCCGGGAAGTTGACCACAAGAAGCCACTAAGCAAAGGTGGCGGCAACGGCTCTGACAACCTGCGTGTTACAAGCAGGTCTAAGAACCGTAAAAAGGGCAATCGTGCATGAACCGAGCGGACATCAAGGTCGAACTGCAAGAAGCAGGCAAGTGGGATGAATATCTTGCATTGCGTGAACAACTAAAAGCAGAAGGAGTTACTCCAAAAGAGGCAGCAGTTAGAGCGTATGAGCAAATCGGAAAGGTACAACCCGTCCAAAGACCCGGAGTTTCTAAAGCACCGAAAGCGTGTCCGTATGCTCAGTTGTCCCTTGCTGCCCCGAAAGGTAGTTGCTCAGAGCGAGAGGCTGCGGCATTTGTGTTTGAATTCGCGGCAGTACCCGTTGAAAGGATTCCGGGGGATGTTGTTCCGAGCAAAGGTGCTGTTGGTCTTCTCAAATGGGTGCAGACTTCGCCTTCAAATGCTGCAACTTTTTATTCGTCGATCTGGGCGAAACTGATGCCATCACGCACACAACTCGATGCAGAAGCACGCTTTTCCGATGATGGGAAAGGAGAACTGGAAATTATCTCGCGGCTGGAGGAAACCTTTGAGCCAGAAGAAAACCCAGTGCAAGTGCAGAAAGTGCCAGAGGGTGCTCCCGGGCAACCAGTTCCCATGGAACAAGAAGCCGAACGGTAAGTCGTACCCCAACCGCATCTGCAAGGAGTGCCAGAGATGGGAAAAGATTCAAAAGAAGTACGCCATGACTCAGGAAATGTGGTGGGATCTTTGGAATCAGCAAGGGGGCATAGACCCGATCACGCAGGAAAAGTTAGATTCTCGGAAGTGTCATGTAGACCACTGCCACAAGACTGGGAAGATTCGTGGCTTGCTGAACGGATCTACCAACAGAGCACTCGGGTTCTTTCGAGAAGATCCAGAGGCGTTCAGAAGGGCGATTGATTACCTTGCCGGAACATCCGTACTCACATCTAGTCCCAAAGCAAATGCTGGCAAATCTGGCGTTTCGCCGGAAGGTGCTTGAAGAAGCAAAGGGCAGTCCAAGTGCTCAAGAAGAACTTTGGAAGATGTGTAATCGTGACATCTTTTTTTATGTCAACGTGTTCGGCTACACCCTCGACCCACGGTTGGATCCTGCAGCCAGACCTTTCATTCTGTACCCGTTTCAAGAAGAAGCCATTGATGCCATGTGTGAGTCGATTGACGAGGGACACGACCTTGCCATGGTCAAGTCCCGGGACATGGGTGCTTCTTGGCTGACCACGACTGTCTTTGCTTGGTACTGGCACTTCAAGCCCCTAAAGTCACTTTTGCTTGTCAG